CACCGATGACCCTAGTCGCAAGAAGGTTCACGACAAGTCTGTTGGTTACGCTGAGATTTGGGAGTTTTACGATTTGGCAAACCGCACGATGTGCGTGTTTGCCGATGGTGCTGACAAGTTTCTAGTGAAGCCGATGCCGATGCCTTATTCTTTTGGTCAACCGTTTGTGATGATTCGCAACTATGATGTGCCTGACCAGTTTTACCCGATTGGTGACCTAGAGCAGATTGAACCGATGCAGCATGAGTTGAACGAAACTCGTACGCAGATGATGAATCATCGTAAGCGTTTTGCTCGCAAGTATCTGTATAAGGAGTCGGCGTTTGATTCGTTGGGCAGGTCTGCCCTTCAGTCCAGTGAGGACAACATCATGGTGCCCGTCATTTCCGACGAGCCTTTGGACAATGTCATTACTCCGATGCCTGCGGTTATTAACCCGCCAGAGTTTTATAATCAGTCCGACCTAATTAGTAACGACATTGACCGCATTAGCGGTGTGTCGGAGTTTATGCGGGGCGGCTCACCCGAGATTCGCCGCACCGCGACGGAAGCCAGCCTGATTCAGGATGCGATGAATGCCCGCACAGCAGACAAGTTGGCTACTGTTGAGTTGGCTATCGCTGAGGTTGGTCGCCGCATGGTGTCTTTAGCCCAGCAGTTTATGACTGGCGAGCAGGTTGCCCGTGTAATGGGCAAGGACGGCGAACCGCTATGGGTGTCATACACGCGGGAGTATCTGGAAGGCGACTTCGATTTCGAGGTGGCGGCTGGCTCTACCCAGCCGACCAACGAGTCGTTCCGTCGCCAGATGGCGCTACAGATGGTTGATGCTATGGCACCGTTCGCTGGTGCTGGCATTATTGATATGCGTGAGATGGCGGCATATGTTTTGCAATATGGTTTCGGTGTGAAGAACCCCGAGAAGTTTATGGCGGCAGAACAGCCGATGCCACCCGCAGGTCCTTCTGGTCCTGTCCCCGCACCTGAACCTCCGATGGGTCTACCCGCTGGTCCTATGCCAGCGGGTCCGATGTTGCCTGAAATACCTGCTGGTACCCCGTTCTAGGGAACGGGGTATTCTATATATAGAGCAACCAGTCTAGGACTCTAGGAGTTAAAAGTTAATGAGCGAGGACATCGCAAACATCGAAGTATCGGAACCATTTGGGTCAACCGAAAGTGTCGGTGAAACAGGTCAGGAATCTACACCTATTCTGCCCGTTGACGAATACAGCACCTATCGGGTGCCCGTGAAAGTTGACGGCGAAGAGCAATATATTCCATTGACTGAAGCAATTTCTGGTTACCAACGCCAAGCGGACTACACCCGCAAGACGCAGGAACTGGCACAACAGCGAGAGCAGATGCAGTTCGCTAGTGCTTTGCAGACTGCGTTAGAACGGGACCCCGCTGCAACGATTGATTTGTTGAGTCGGCATTATGGAATCAGCCGTCAGGCTGCTTCCGACATGGTCGATGGCATGATGGGCGAGCCAGAAGAGTTGGACCCCGTGGAGGCTAGATACCGCCACTTGGACAGCCGTATTGCTCAGTTTGAGGAGTATCAGGCTCAACAGCAAGTTGAGCGGGAAATTGTTCGTTTGCAGGATAAGTACCCAGATTTCGACCCATCTGAGGTAGTGACGACAGCACTCCGATTGGACACTACCGACCTTGAAGCCGTCTACAAGCAGATTGCGTTTGACAAGATTATGAATGAAGTCGAACTTAGGCGAAAGGCTCAGCAACGACAGGCTGCACAAGAGCAGCAGGTTGTAGATGCTAAGCGTGGCGCTGCGGTTATTGCTGGTGGTTCCAGTGCCAGTGGCGCTGGGATTGTTCAGCAGGCTGAACCTATCAGGTCAATCCGAGATGCATGGGCTGCTGCTAAAGAACAACTTAACGCAAACTTCTAGATAGAAAGGTAGGACATTATGCCTGCTGGAAATACTAACTTCGACGCACTTCTTTCAACGACACTCGCTAACTACCGCGACCAGTTGACTGACAACGTCTTTACTGCCCGTCCGCTGACCTACTTCCTCATGGACAAGGGTCGCATCCGCATGCTGGATGGTGGTACGAAGATTGTTGAGCCGCTCATCTATGGGCAGAACTCGACGGTCGGTTCGTACTCGGGTTACGACACCATCTCTCTCACCGCTCAGGCTGGCATTTCGGCTGCTGAATACGATTGGAAGCAGTACGCTGCGTCCATCGCCATCAGCGGTATCGAAGAAGCCAAGAACAACGGTGAAGCCGAAATCATCAACCTTCTCGAAGCCAAGATTATGCAGGCTGAGGAGTCGATGCGTGAAGGTTTCAACCAGATGTTTTTCGGCAACGGCACGGGCAACTCGGGCAAGAACTGGAACGGTCTGGGCAACATCGTTGAGTCGGGCAACACCGTTGGTGGAATCGACTCGTCGGACAGCGACAACACTTGGTGGCGTTCGTACGAGGAAAACACCGCTGGTGCTTTGACCCTCGCACAAATGTCGACAGCGTACAACTCGGTGTCGGTCGGCAACGACCACCCCGACATGGTGCTGACCACCCAAACCCTGTTCGAGAAGTACGAGGCGCTGTTGCAGCCGCAACTGCGTTACACGGACACCAAGACGGCAGATGCTGGTTTCCAGAACCTGCTGTTCAAGGCTGCTCCCGTGACGTACGATGCGCACTGCACCGCTGGTGTCGTGTTCTTCCTGAACAGCAAGTACCTCACGCTGGTCGGTCACTCGGGCAAGTGGTTCTCGCAGACGGAGTTCGTCCGCCCCGAGAACTTGGATGCGCAGTACGCACTCATCATGTGCTACGGCAACCTCACCTGCCGCAACCGTGCCAAGCAGGGCAAACTTACCGCTAAGACTGCCTAACTTTCCTAGCGGAACAACTCGGATAATGGTGGGGGGAGAAAGCCCCCCACCATTTCTGTTTATATTGGAGTATAGATGGCACAGTCAAGAAACCCGAGCGAACGCAATAAGGTCGGGGAAAAGCAAAAAAAGAAGCAGGCTTGGTGGGAATCCGCTTTGAATGCTGCTGGCGATTTTGCTACTGGACTGGGCGAAACAACTGTTGGCAACCTGTCGAAGGTTGGTCAGTTCGGTGGCAATCTAGTTAAGGGCACTATTGTTGACCCTGTTGCTTGGGCGATAAATAATCCTGATGAGGTTGCTAAAACTTTCGTCAGTCCAGAGCGTGCTAACGAGTGGATTTATGACAACTTGTTTGCTGGCGAACAACTTGACCGAATGGCTCAGGGGAATGCTGGTTTGGCTGACGCTGCTATTGCAGCGATGTCGTTGCTTCCATTCAAGGCTGGCAGTCTTGCTGACGATGCAGCCAGTGCAGCGATAAAAACTTTTGACCCACGCACTGAATGGTTTAAGCCAATCGACCCACTTCAAAGTCGTTTGAATAGACAACTGGCACGTTCCCGAACGAAACGTCGTGGTATGCGGGAACTTGAAGAGGATATTCGTCGTCATAATGATTTGATGAGAAAAAACCGTTTGAACTGGGATGGAAGTCCCATGACCGAACAACAATTTGACGAACTTGCTGATGCAACATGGAATAATAAAATAGAAGTACCTTCTTCTGATTCATATAAAGCAATAAAAGAATTTGCTGAGAAGAAAGAAAATGATATTAAAAGTTTTATGAGAACTTTTACTTCGCGCGGAACTGAAAGCATTGAACCAGATTTTACTGTTGGTTCTAAAAAATTCATATATGATGAATCCGCACCTTCAGGTGTAATGGAATTAAAAAATTATCAAACAGCATATATTGGTCAAGATAAAAAATTGCAAGATGCTGCTGAATGGTATTACAACACTGTTGGTGGTTCTGAAAAAATAAAAAAAATGACGAAACTAAAAAAGACATCAGCAGGCAATACCCAAAACGTGATAGAAGCGGCAAATCTTAGAAAAGAAATGATTGCCGCGTACGATGAACATATCGCTAAGTTCGGAAAGAAAAAGTAGTGGCTATTCAAGGTTCTGTCCCCGCCCACGCCTATTATGGTAAGCCCGTTTCTGGCATCAGATTGGCTTCAGTTGACGGTGCCCGCCTAGCGGCACCGTCTGCCCCCTATATTGGTCGTGGTAACAAGTGTTCCGCTAATCAGGATACCTGTGAGGGTATCCGCGCCAAGGGCACGGACCTCTGCATGGGTCATTTGAGGTCCGCAACAAAGGGCAAGGACAAGGAGGTGACGGATGGCGTACACGACAATGACGGCAACGACGCTGCGTAACACTGTTCGACAGATTGTTGACCTAGATACTGAGGATTTGCCTGACAGTCTACTGAATCTGTATATCCGTGACGGATACTACAGGATTTTGGATGTTGAGAAGCGCTGGTCTTGGTTGGAAACCAGTTTTCAATTTACGACTACACCCAACTTGCGGTCGTATTTGATTTCTGGTTTTACTGCTGACCCGATTAGTCAGGTTGTTTCGATTGTGGACAATGTGGGTGTTGGTGCCCGTTTGGAAATGGTCGGCTATGAGGACGCTGAGGGTACCTATATTGGTTCGTATGATACGGCTGGTGACCCACTGTTTTATGCGGTGTGGAATGACCGCATTCACCTGTATCCGAAACCGAATAACGCTAGGTTGTTGACTTGTCGCGGATATCGTGAGCCACGTGACTGGATTGGTTTGAACGATGTTGTTGACGCACATCCGTCGCTACATTTTCCGCTGGTTTACTACGCTGTCTCTAGGGTTTACCAGCAGTTAGAGGATGCGCAGATGTCTGCCATCTATAAGCAGTCGTTTGATGAGGGTGTTGCGATGGCTGCATCAAACGTGTCGAAACCCACTAGCCACGGTCATTTGATTATGGCTCATGGTCCTACCAAGGGTCGTCCTACCTATAAGGGTTGGTTGCAGAACCTCGGTCGCACGTTGGGGCAGTAATGGCTGGGATAAATATTTTCCAGCAACAAGATTTTACTGGCGGTCTGAATCTGCGTTCGGACCAGTTTCAGTTGGGCGACAACGAGTCGCCTGAAATGTTGAATGTGGAGATTGACCCCCGTGGAGGTGTGTTCTCTAGGGGTGGGATGGTTCGTATCAACAATACTGCTATTTCTTTTAATGGTAGTTGGTTGCCCCAAAAGTTGACACCGTTTTATGGCACAACTCCACATGTGATGTTAACCACTACTACAAAGGTTTACAAATCAACTGGTTCAGATTTCACAACTTTACAGTATTCTGCTGGTAATGATGTGACAGCCAATAGCACACACGGTGCATGTTTGGCTGTGTGGGGCGATACTTTATATATTGCTACTGGTAGTGCTGCTGTTGCTGGCGGATACCGTTGGAAAACCACGGATGTATACGCTAGTGCTTTGACCGCCAGTGGCACCAATCCGCAGGCTTGGCAGGCGTATGGCGATGCACCTGCTGGCAAGATTCCTCAGGCGGAACACCTGTGTGTCCACGCCAATAAAATGTTTGCTGCCAACACCAATGAAGGTGGTATTGCGTATCCCAATAGGATACGCTGGTCGCACGAATTTATCCCCGACAACTGGAAACAGGATGACTATATTGATATCAACGCTGGTGGCAGCGGCATTCAAGGCATGGTGGTTGCAAATGGTCAACTCATCATCTTCAAACCAAACGCCACGTTCTTGCTATACGGATACGACTCAACGAACTTTCAGATAATTGAACTCAGCAGTTCTGTTGGATGCCAAAGCCATCACGCAATATGCGCTACCGATAGTGGCGTATATTTTTATGCGCTGAATAGAGGATTGTTTTTTACTGACGGCAACAGCATTGTGGATGTTTTCAAAAACATCCGACCCATTATTGACTTGGGTTATGTGCCGAACTCGAATGCCGAGGACTTTAGTGTTTCTTGGGTTGGCGGCAGAGTATGGCTCTCTGCCGCATACAGCACTAGCGGAACTTTACCTACAAGTCCTACAGTCAACTTTGTGTTTGACCCAACTCTCGGTGCGTGGACATTACACCAGACAACTGACGGCAAGGGGTTGATTGGTGGTTGCGATTTTAGGGCAACTGGCAATATCGCCTATAGGTTGATGATACACCCTACTCTTCCTAGGGTTTTGGATGTTGATAAGTACGATTTGGCTACTGACAATATTGCTGGAACTGCAACTGGTTTTTCTAGTTACTATCGCACTAAGTGGTTTGACGCTGGAACGTATATGCAAAAGAAAATGTTTCGTCGTCCAGAAATTGTTATGAAAGAAGCAGAAGTTGCACAGCAGGTTAACGTTAAAGTTTACCACGATTTCGATGAGGCTGACGCAAACTTTAGACGAGAGTTTAATTTAGCGCAAGACAATTCCACAACTTCATTATGGGGTAGTGCTTTGTGGGATGTTGCTCTTTGGTCCACTGGTGTTGTTTCTTCCGTGGTTAAAACTGGTAAGAATCTTGGTATGGCTAAGACTGTGCAGTTGAAGTTCACTGGTCAATCTGGTCAACCTTGGGGAATCAACAGTATTGGTTACAAGTTTAATTCAAGAAGGGTTGGTGGCTGATGGCTACTTTGACTGTTCCGTATTCGTTTAATCCGAATACGGCTATCGTTGCATCGGAAATGAACAGTAACTTTGCTGCTGTTAAAACGTTTGTTGAGGCTTTGGCAGCGGGGACAAACATCGATGCTGCTGCTATTACTACGGATAAGTTAGCAACGAACACTGTTCAGTTGTTGACTCCTACTGGCAGCATTGTCCAATATGGTGGTTCCGTTGCGCCGACTGGCTGGCATCTGTGTGATGGTACTCCTTTGTCGCAAACAACGTATGCTGCGTTGTTTGCTGTGATTGGCAGTACGTATAACACCAGCGGTGGGCAGACTGCTCCGTCTGCTGGAACTTTCCGTGTGCCGATTCTATCTGGTCGCGTTCCTGTCGGCAAGGCTGTTGCTGGAACATTTAGTTCCTTGGGTGGGTCGGGTGGTTCTGAAACCCACACGTTGACGGATGCCGAATCTGGGCTTCGTCAACACCAACACAGTGTTTCAATTCTCAGCCAAAACGACAATGCCGACCACACACACAGCATGGACTTTAATACTGGTTTTGAATCGGCAACACACACACACAACGTTACATTTTCTGATACTCCATCTGGAAACTTGACAAACGTTGCACCAAGTGCTGGGTCTGGAATTATTGCTCAGGGTTTCAATACCTCGTCCACTGCGACCAATACGGAAACAGGTGACCATCAGCACCGCGTCCTAGGTAACACTGGGGTCGAATCGGCATCACATGCCCACACCGTCAGTGGCACCACCGCCGATGTTGCTGCCGCAAATGCAACTAGTGCGCACAACAACCTGCAACCATATATCGTTGTTAACTACATTATCAAACTGTAATCATGGCTGACTGGTACTCTCCTCTTTTGTCCACGCTAACTAGCAGTGATGCTTTGGCGTTGCAGCAAATCATTCGTTCAATCGGGCAGGAACTTGCCCGATTGAATAAAGAACTTGAAGATTTGAAGAGCGGGAATATTTCGTACAGTGATGTGCAGAGAAGCAAGTTGAGGTAGGTATGGCATATACAGAACAGGGTGCTTTACGGAAAAGATTGCAGCAATCGCTGGCTAACCAGCAGGCTTCATTTTATGGTCAGCAGCGTGGGACACGCCGAATCTCGGATGTTCAACGCAAATACATGGAGGGATACCAGCCACTGCTGGCTGGCTTTGGTCGCCGTGGGTTGGGTGGACCATCGGTCGAGTCTGGCATTATGCGGGGTGGGCTTTCTAATTATGCAGAAAGTTTGCAGCGGGACTTGGGGTCGGAAACCCAGAACATGCAGGAAGAATTGAACTCTATTTCAATGAGGGACGCTGCGGAACAGGCTGACCTAGAGGACTTTTTGACAGCCATTAGGCTTCAGAAACAGCAGGACATTCTTGATAGTGCTTCAACTTTGCGCACTTTGGGCGCATATTAATGGAACAAGGTAGGTATTAATATGGCAAGGATGTGGGACCCAGTATCGAAGAAGTGGGTTGACAAACCAGCAAATACTGCTGGTTTGATTCCAAGTTCCTATGCGGGTTTGCCGATGAGTATTACCCCTACGGAAGCAGAAGGGTATAATGCCTATACTAGTGAATATGGTACCAGTGGTAATCTGGACGAAATACTGAATCCGTCCACTACAACTGGTTCAAGCAAACCTAGCCGTAAGCAGTCTAGGACTTGGGGTATGGAGGCGGCTAAGCCGTTGGAGGCTGCTGGTCAACGTGCGCAGGCTGCTTATGGGGCACGCGCTGGGGAGCAGGCTGCGGCTATGCGAGGGTTGTATGACCCGATGTTCCTTCAACAGGAGGCTGCTGTTAAGGGTTTGCGTGGGCAGGCTATGGCTGCGTATGACCCGTATTTTACTCAACAGCAGGCTGCGATTGATAATCAACGTCAGGCTGCTATAGATTTTCTAGAGTCACAATATGGTGGTTCTAAGTCCACCATTGAGCAGGCTACTCAGGCTGCGCTGGCTGGTATCCCAGTAGCGCAAGCATATTCAAATGTTCCGATTGTCCAACTTCAACAGCAGGCTAATCCTTTGATGGCTAGTTTGGCTGGGTTTGGTGCGGGGACAGAGGCGGCTAATGCTCAGTCTGCGCAGGATGCTTTGTTGGCTGGGCAGTTGGCACAGTTGGCGCGTGGGTCTGCTGGTCAGTTGCAGCAGGCGCAGGAAGCGATGCGTAATGCCGCTATTCAGGATGCAACTTTTGGTGGGTCGCGGGCTTTGCAGCAGTTGGCTCTTCAGCGTATTGCCCAGTTGGGTGGTATTGAGTCAACTCGGCAGGCTGGTTTGTCCTCGCTTGCTGGTGAACGTGCCCGTTTGGGTGCGGATTTTGCTGGGCAGGAAGCAACTGGTTTGACGGATATCGCTAAGCAGCGTGCTGGTTCAGGTATCGAGGTGGAGCAGGCTCGTCAGGCTTTGCTTAATGAGGGTCTTGGCGCTTTGCTGGGTGGACAGGGTGATGCTGCTACTCAGTTGGCTAAGACGATTGCGGAGTTTGGTGGAACTGCACCCAAGGCTTTCCAGCCGAAAAAAACTACCAAGGGTGGTAAGGGTGGTAAGGGTGGTAAAGGCGGCAAGACTGGTTCTAAGGGCGGCAAGAAGTAATGTCTAGGAAGCGGCAACTTACTGACCAACAAGTTCTTCAATACATTCTTGTTGGCGGTGATTTGGGTAATCTTTCAAAGGAGACTGCTGTTACGCAGCAGCAGTTGCTGCGTGTGCTGGTTACTAATCCTCAGATTCTTCAGGCGTTTCAGGGTCAGGCTCAGGCTGACACGTTTTATGGTGGGTTGGATACGTTTCAAGAAAACAAATGGTATGCGGACCAAGCACCTGAAGTGAACTATGTTCAAGAACAGTATGACCAGATGGAAGAACCAGCCCGTAATTATGCGACCGACTACTTTAATGATTACCGCACTACTGGCGGTAACCCGATTCGGTTGGCTGAACTAGAACAAATCTATAATGACCCAGCGACAGTAGAGGCACGTTACGGTATTCCGCAAAACGCTTATTCTGTGTTGTTTCAGAAAATTAAAGAGGATGCACCAAAGTGGTATTCGCAGGACTTGGAAGTCCAGCGCAGAAATCGTGACATTAACTATAAGGGTTTTCAATCTCGCCGTAAAGAGGCTGACATTATGGCTGGCGAGACGGGGGCTATGGCGGCTATGCGCCAAACCACTGGGTTTGGCGAACTGACTAATCTGCCTAGCCCAACACAAACTTTTGCTGAAGTTGCTAGCAAACGTGCCCGCGAAAAATATACGCCAGAGTTTAAGCCAGACCTAAAAGGTAAGTCTGCGTCCACGGTCGACAGGGCTATTTCTGCTTTGACCGAGTCACCAAAGTTCAAAGAAGAGTCTGCTGAGGCTGCTCGTCAACGCGCTTTGTTTGAGCGGGGGTTTCTGAAGGCTGCGGGAGAGAAGGCTGGTAAGAAAGGAACACCTTACACAGAGACGGTGAAGAAGATTTTGCCGTTTATTTCTGCTCGCTTGAACGTCGAAGGGTAATACATGGCTGTTAAGGGTTCGCCCTTTTCGAAGAATCCGCTTCCTGTTGGTACGCCACCAGTTGGCTATGGGTTACCTGCTGCACCTACTGGTGCGAAACCTCGCCCCACCCGCCCCACTGTTGGGTCTGGTGGTGCAACTTTCAGCGCCCCGATGGGCACAGTTAAGGGTGTTAACTATGCACCTGCTGGAGCCGAGGGTACCAAGACAACGTTGGAGGAAGAGAAAGCAAACCTGAACAAGGCGTTGCAAACAATCTCTAGCCGTATTGCTAGCGGTCAGGGCAACTCTGAGGAGTTGTTGAAGGCTGCTAAGCAGTTGGTTGAGCAGGGCAAGAAACCTGACACTAGCCGTGGCGTGTGGGGTTTTGTTAAGAAATCTATTTTGGAACCAGTGTTTGAACCTGTTGCCTATGTCACTGGTCAGAAGATTCCGTTTACTGGTGGTGCCACCATTGGCGGGGAGTTGGGCAAGGCATCTCGTTATATTCAGTCTGCTGGGATGTTTGTTGCCGAACCTGCTGGAAATATTGCAGAGTTTGCTTTCGGTGGTACTGACTGGAAAGATTTGGATTGGACCAGCGCCAGCGAAGCGTGGCGCAGGGCTAACGACCCTACGTGGGGAATCTTCAGGGACCCGAAATACAAGACTGGCAATAAGTGGATTGACGGTGTCGGTCAGTTCGTGACCGACGTTGCTACTGACCCCATTACCTATGTGACGTTGGGTGCTAGTGGTTTCGCTGGTGCTGCTGGTCGACGGGCTTTGCGTGACAAGTTTGCGGAGACAGCGATGCGCAACCTGTACCCGCAGATGGCTGGCAAACTGGACGACATTGAACGCTATGGTATTTGGGCTATCCCGAAGGAGATTCGGGACGCTGAGGGTTTGCAGGCTGGCATCAAGTTTGCTGGCAAGGTAATCCCACAGACTGACACGTTGGGTGAGGCGTTGGCTGCACCGTTTGTTTCGGGTCGTACAAAGATTGGCGATGCTGTCTATAGGGTTGCCCCGTCTGTCCTTGCGCAAACTGCACCTAAGTCTGCTCGGGCTGGTGTTGAGGCTGGACTTGGTCGTGGTTTGGGTATTGAGGATGATGAGGTTGTCAAGATTGCGGCAGCACATAGTTCTGCCGCACATTTCACAGGCACTAAAGTTGTTTCGTACAAGGACAGCACCTTTGAAGTCAAGGGTTTGTTGGATGAAATTGACAAGGCTGGTTTGGATAAGGAGGTTCGGCGTGCCGCCGAATCCGCCGCATGGTATGACGCTGCTACACCACAAGTTCAGGATTTGGCTGACCGTTTCAAAGCATGGCAGAACGGTTTACGTGACCAAGTGAACGATACGTACCGCAAGTTCGGTATTGATTACGGAACCGACATCAAGGAGATTGGTTTCGTTGACGATTATATTCACCACAAGATTACTGATGAGGCACGACGCTGGATTTTCTCACCAAAGAATGTGACCTCCACAATTTGGAATCCTGATGAGTTGCTGGTTGAGGAACTGACTAGCGCTGTTGGTGCTGCCCGTTACCGTAAGGCTAGGTTGGGTGGCGAGTTCATGGGTGTTGCTATCGACACTCCAGAGAAGGCGACGATTGACGGTTTGAATAAGATTGCCTTGGAGAAAACTGGTGTCAAGGAATGGTTCGACACTAGCCTTGGGGCGATTGCTGACTCGTATGCATATTCGATGGCTGCGACCAAGGCACGTGAGGCTTGGGCGCGACGGATGATGGACTTCGGGTCCGACACTATCCGTAAGGTGACGCAGAAGGCTGTTCCAGATAAGGAACTGGTTGCGAAGTTGGAAGCGTCACACGCAAAACTTGTGCGTAGTGAACGCATTATGAAACTGAAGGTAGCGACTGGTGTGTCGACTGCTCAGCGTGGAACCAAGAGGTTTGCGGAGCGGGCGCAGCAGTTGGCTAGGCGTGTGTTGGATGGCAATATAAAGCAGCAGGAGTTGACCGCCAAGGAGATTACTGAACTGCGCACTTTGTTGCAGCAGGTGGATGTTGAACTTCAGGATGTGCGTGCAACGGCTGCAACTAAAACAGCGCAGGAACGTGGCGACTTCACTGTTGTCCACAAGGAACTTGTGCGGTTCCGTCAACGTTTGGCTACCGCTCTGGAAAAGGGCGACATGACGGAGTTGGCTGTCGCTGAAGAGTTGAAGCGTATCTATGCTGTCTTGTATCCGAAGGCTAAGAACATTCCTGATGATGTGAATGTGTTGGCTGAACGCATTTTGCAGAAGCAGGGTATTCCTGCTGCGCGTGAAATCCGTGAGGTTAGGGCACGGTTGGATTCGTTGCGTGAACAGTTGGATGAGATGCCGACTAGCGCCGAATATGATGAGGTCCGCGAAGGTTTGATTGATGCCCAGTTGAAACTTGAAGAAGATTTGAGAGAGTTCGAACTTCTTGCAAACGTGCGTTCGATGGCAACGTATTCACAGGATGGAATGTTGTATGGAACTGTTGACGACATTATTCAGTTGCCTGATGGTGTTGCCCCGTATAAGGTTCTTGACACCATTCCCGACAAGGCGATGATTGACAATCCTGATTATGTCGCTCTTTTCGCGTACGATGAGCAGACGCTCATCGACTTGCGTAGAGGGGCAGACTTCAGGGGACTGTTTGGTGCGGAGACAATGCCCGATTATGTCCGTGTTGCTATGGACAATGCTGGCATGGACAGCCAGTTGTTCTATGAGGAGTTTGTCAACTTCAAGCGTACTGGTCGGCTGGACCCCATGTTCGTAGAGATGTACCCCGAAGAGGCGCAACTTATTCAGACCTTGGATTTTTTGGGCGACATGCCTATTCCAGATGAGGGGCTGACGCATGGAATGATTGAAGATGCGTTTAATGCTTTGAATGAGTCGTTCCGTGGTGTCACCAGCCGATACAACTATGAGGGTTCTGACGAGATTGCTCGCCAGATGACAGACGATGTCCTCGCACAGCATTTGGCGAATGACCAGCGTATTGGAATTATTGCGCCGAGGGGAATACACACTGGTGTGTATGACTCTGGCGATGAAGCGTTTGCTGTGTTGCTTGACACAAAATACGGGGAGTATATTCCTCCCCGTGGCGCACCTTTTGATTACACAGAGCAAGTTAAGTATGTTGCCGAGTCGCCTGTTGTTAGGTCAATCATCAATGGCGATTATGAGACTGCCAGTTTGAACGCCTCAATGGAGGCGGCTGCTGCCGCCGACCAGATTATGGAAGCGGAACTAGGCTTGATGACCCGTCAAGGTTTGGAGAAGCAGGCACGGGCTGCGCGGGGACAACTCGCGGGAATGTCTGGTGGTGCGAAGCGTCGCGTCGCCAAGACCGAAGCGTTGATGGAGGAGTACCGCAAGACTGGCAAGATGCGCATTACGATTGACGGCAAGCGTGTCACCATTGACAAGGAAACAGCACGGAAGATGCTGGTTAAGGCTGACGCTAAATACTCTAAGGCTGAGAAACGGATGTTGGCTGAGGTTGCCCGTATCGAATCTAGGGCTGCTGGCAAGGTTGAGAAACTGTTGAAGCGGCAGATGGCTTACGAGGAGCGGTTGGCTACGTTGATGGACCAGCAGATTATTCTGGGCAACTGGAACGACACAACTGGTGAACTGTTGCGTAATGAGATTGAC